CAAATGATGTTCCTCGTTGCCAGATGTCAAATGCGCCGTTGATAACTGCGTTTTTACCTGCTGCCCAATTTGCGCCATAGCGCAAGCCTGTTGAAGTGGAACTATCTGCTACAAGTGTCTCGCCATTTGCGCCTACTGCTAGGCGGGCTGGAACGTCGCTACCTGTCGCCGAAATTAAATCTCCTTTGGCGTCCACGATCGTGTTTTGAATTGCGTTTGCGTCGTCGCTTGTCACCCATGTGAAGTCCATGTCAGTGTTTGATGCCTTAGACAAAACCTGACCTGTTGTTCCGCCAAGTAAATCAGCCATTGATGTTGCAACGGCTTGACCAAATGTTTCAAAGTCTGCTGGCAAGTCCGTGACAAGGTCACTCGCCGTCGGCATTTGCCATGAAAAGGGATTGGTTGGGTTTGCCATAGGTTGTCTCCTTGTTAAGTGATAATTGTTGCACGTGCCCAGTCAAGCGTTGGCGACACGCCCGACCAAGTAAATAAATTGGAAATTTCGTCCCATTCTAATGCCTGCAAAGAATAGGCAGTCGGAGAGACGATCAGGGAAATAGACACTTGGTTGTAGGTTGCTTGAAATGACCAACCCTCGACAAAACCTTGAAAAATCGTTCCCATGTTCACTGGTAAATCGTTTATTGATACCGGCATTCCCATGAAAACACCGATCAAATTATTGCGGTCAGAATCGTCCACTTCGGGGTTGGTCAGGTCATAAGTAATTTCGCTAAAAATCGGTTGGGGGTCTTTGCGAAGTGCCAAATAAAAATTGGCTTGTCCCGTAGCGTCAGCAGCATTGTGCAGCGTCGTTGTGATAATCTGCGAAAGTGTGCCATAAGCAAGGATTGAAGCAGCGTCACTTGCACTTTGTTCACTGCTACTGGTTGCCCCGTATTGAATTGTAAGATTATTGCGAACGTCGCCTGCACGCGTTTCTGTGCGCAAGCCCGCTGCACGCGCTTGGTTGGCGGTTAATTCGACGTAGCCATTGTTTGACAGGTACAAACTGCGGTGTGTACTGCTGGCATAACTGATGCGTCCAAATGCGTCCTCGTAAATGTAGCCCAGCCCTGACGTTGCCAAGTCCGAAACAAGTGAATAAACGTCCGTGCGCTTTGAAGTACGTGCCGCCAATTCATAATCCCCCGGACGATCGATTTCGCCTAAACCTACGTTTTCAGCAGTTGCCCAAGTTGTTGTCGGGTCGTATGTCGCCCAAGTTAATGCCCCCGGAACTTCAGCCCAAGTGTTAAGCAAAAGGTCGGAAAGAATTTCCCAAATTTGATCGCCGTCAAAATCCTTTGCCAAAACACCGTTGGTCAATGCCTTTGGCAAACGTGCCAATGCGCCAAGTGCCGTAATCGAATAAGTCTGCGTGAACATGGTCGAACCCACGTCACGGACTTGTAAACCAATGTCCACGACATTACCGCCAAAAATTGCGACAAATGTGCCTGACGTATTTTGCAACTGAACCGAAAGTGTTGAATTTATGGCTACAGGAATTATTGCTTGATTAACGTCAATAATTTCAATGTTTACATAACCTGCTTGGGCTTGCTCATAAATGTTTCTGCGACCGCTTCGAATGATTAAATTGGATAAAATCGCGTCCGTGTATTCCGTGCCGTCAATTTCAACTTTCCAGACAGGGTTCCATTGGGTCATAGCGCAACAAGATTTCCAGCACCACCCGTGCCGCGATAGTAAGAATTGTTTAATGTGTCAACGATTGTGCGGGCAGTACCTTCTTTATCAATTGCACCGTTAACCGTGACGTTAATTGTTGGTTGCGCTGAAGCGGCTAAAATTCCCGCAAGTGTGTTGGTGTTGACACCGGACGTGCCAAAGGCAAAAGGTCGATTAGACGCGGCTTCAATTCCAGCAAGTGTTGTTGTTCCGCTGGTAAAATTATCAAATGCTCCAGCAATGTTGGTGATTGCTTCGCTTGCTTTTTTGGCGACGACTGCAACTGCACCCGTGCCACCGCCACCGCCGCCGCCCGTTGTTGTTCCACCCCCACCAGTAAGACCGCCGCCGCCACCAGTAAGACCGCCACCGCCCGTGCCACCGCCACCAGTTCCGGCAGTTCCACCGCCCGTGACAAATGGCTTACCGTTTGGCATTGTGCCTGAAAAACCAGCAGCAGAACCACCAATTCCGGAAGTTGAAACGTCGCCCTGTCCTGCCAATGCGTTTGCCGCTGCTAAGACACCCGCCGCCAGTGCAACTGCACCAACACCAAGTAGGGGATTGAGCGCAAACGCGGAAGCAACACCAGCCACGATCGCCGAAGCCTTTAACAAATTGTATGCCTTAATTAAACTGGTTATCAAAACAATTGTGCCCTGAACGGCGGCAGCAATTTTTGAAACCACAAACACCGTTGCAAGAACCGCCGCAACTGCAATAAGTTCATCTTTTAAGTCAACCACAATTCCAATAACTTTTTTAACGCGTTCACCCCAAGTGCGCGCAGCAAGTTCAGATTCGGTCAAACCTTCATTGACCCCGTCTTTGCCTGTCAAACCGTTTGCAAATTCTTTAATTAAAGGAACAATGTTTTCAGAAAATGCCGTGGCAAGTTCAAGCACAATTGGAAGCAATGCTTCGCCAATGACAAGTTTTGTGTTTTCTAACTCGGCACTTAGAATTTTTGTCTGGTTGGCTAAACCGCCGGACGTGCGGGCAAAATCGCCTTGCGCTGCAGTTGTTTGCTCATAAATAACTTTTTGAGCAGCCAAAACTTTTTGCTGCGGTGTAAGCGCATTTTTGGTCGTACTAATTAAACCCAATTCAAGGGCTGCATTTTTTAATGTTGCGTCATCTAGCAAAACACCAAATTTGCGCAACGGTTCTGCTTCACCGCGTAAGGCTGAACCAATGGCGTTAATTGCTTCGTCTTGGGGAACATTGTTGAATGAAGCAAGATCGGCAGCCAGCGAAACAAACCCTGTTGAAAATTCAGTCAGCGATTTGCCACTTAGCCCAGCAGATTTGCCAAAAATGGCAAAATTAGCAGCAGCGTCCAATGCCTGTTGTTTTGTTTGTCCTAATGATTGAGCAGCACCGTCTGCAAACTTTTCGATTTCCTTAGCAGAATCGCCAAACAAAACGCCAACTTTTGAAATTGTTTCACCAAGATCGGAAGCGGCTTTGATTGAATCGATTGCAAGTTTGCCAGCAAACACCACTGCGGCAGCCGTTGCCACCTTGAATGCAGTAGTAATTTTGTCACTGAAACCTTGTAATTTGCCTGTGAAACTGGAAACGTCTTGTTCACCAGTTTTTAAGGATTTGTTGAGTTTGTCAACGTCAGCCAAAATTGAAAGTTTAAGGGTACGATTTCCAGCCATTAGTCAAACTCCTTTACAATGTCGGAAAACGATTGTTCCCAGCGCCTAACAATTTCAGGCTGGACACTTCTAAGTGTTGGATAAATAAACCAACCCCTCGAACCGCGACCTTCGCGCCCTGACCAAACTGGAAACTGCTTATACTTATTTGAACCGAATTCATAACCGCCCCAAAGTTGCTGCGTTGTACCGCCGCCACTCAACTTTTGACTAGCAAAACCAAATGAAATTTCACCAATTTTTGACGATTTAGAAACCTTTGACCCTTTTGCAATTTTCGGCGCAACCCTATTTGATGAATTCACAGTTGCGCTAATAATTTTGCCCTGAACAAAATCTGCAAGTTTGGAAGTTTGCGTTTTTGCTTGGTTCGTTGCTTCTTCGTCCATTGCTTTGAAAGAACGAAGAATGGCACGCAATTCTGCTTTGTCATAACTGATTGCGTCAGTTGCCATTTCCCCGCCTTTCCAGAATTTCAATAACCGTCAGAATGTCCTCTGCACTTTGAAAATCGTTTGGGTGTAGCCCCGTTTGAAGGGCTACTTCCCAAACTATTCGGCTTAGACTTCCGACTGGGTAACTTTTGGGTTTGCTTCACCAACACTCACGTCAGCAATGGTTTCAGTCCAAACGTCTAGCGTTTTGATTGGCTTACCCGCTGCTTCACGTTTCATTGCATAATAAGCAAGAAAAACAAGATCAGAAATTCCAATTTTGTCCTGTGCCTGTGCAATTGTGTTGCCTGTGTGCTTTTCCCAACGAACCCACTCAGGGGGAGCAGCAACAAACGTTGCTTGCTCTCCACT